TTGGAGTAGTTGTTTGAGAACCAGCAACATATCCAATAGAAGCCTTCTTGATGATATCCTTGGATACATCTGTATTGACAGGACCAAACATGTAGGTCTTGGCAGTAAATCTCATAGTATAAATTAATGCCCTTCTAGTAGAGAAATCACTTTCATAGTCATCACTAGTGGTTATTGAATTTAATACGATAGGAATATCTCTTTTTTCTCCAATAGTATCAACTAGGTCTACTGATACAGTATATGCAGGTTGAAAGTATGGGAGGATTTGCTCCACTATCTGAAGCATATCATCATTTAACTTAGTAAAGATACTCAATTCAAATTCTAAATTATATGGTACAGGAAGATATGTTTTTGCTATTGTACTCTTATCCCCTTTAACACCCTTTAAAAATGTTTGTGTAGTTGTAGATTTTCTAGAAGGATCATAATTCAAACCATTCAACTCAAATGACATTCTAGGTAATGTAATCTGAACTGGTTTGTTTAGATCGGGTACTTGCTCCAGTCTTGCTAAGAACTTTTGAGTAGGTCCATAAGCAAGAGGAACCTTAGTCGTACTAACAACAGAACCATCACTATTATCGTGCTGTATATTAACGTTATTAAAAATAGAACCAAAGGAGATAATGGTCCTCCTCATTATTTCGTGATAAAAATATTCAAACATTGTTACAATCCTAGTGTATTATTTAGGGCATTCCAAATGGATTAGTTTCTGTGAAATCAATAATATCATCACCAGCACTTTGTATAGGAGTATTTTCTGCAAATCCATCGTCTACATTAGTGCCTGACATTATCTGATATTCATAAGTGGCTCCAGATGTTTCTCCAGTAATAACTTCTCCATGAGTGAATGCTCCTGTAGTAATAGAAACATTAAGTTCCATAGTGGAAGCATCCCAAGATTTAACTCTTCCTGTACTACCACTAACAGATCCAGTAACCACTTCATTAAAGATGTAGTTACCTTGACCAGACATGTAAGGAGTGGTGATTGTAGCAGTAGGAGCAACAGTATATCCAGCACCAGCGTTGGTAATACCAATTTGAGTAACAATACCTACTGTATTACCACTACCTACATATGCAACTGCAGTTGCTGTTGTACCAGTGCCAGGTGCTCCTGTAAAGGTGATTGTAGGAACTGTGGAGTATCCAGTACCCCCTGAGGTAATTGTGACTATTCCAATGGCTCCATCACTTATAGTAGCAGTAGCAGCAAAACCTGCTCCTCCACCACCTACTACCACTATATCTGGAGCAACAGTATATCCAGAACCTGGATTAATAATATCAATACGTTGTATCTTAGATGACTTAACTCCATCATAATCAACTATATCATCTATCATAGAAGCAATACCAACAGCAGTTACTCCTCCAGATGGAGCAGATGAAATAGCAACTCTAGGAAGACTTGTATAATCTTCTCCTCTGTTAGATATGGTAATAAAAGAAACTGCACCATCAACTAATCCTGTAGCAAGAACTGCTGTAGTTCCAGCAGATACTAAAGTAAGAGTTTCAATGTAACCTGCTTCTTCTAGGTTATCATCAATATCACCCACTCCAGTGTCGACAACAGAATCCTCATATCTGTAAAGCTCACATCTGAGTTCATAAACGTAATTCTTCTTTAACTGATAGAATGGTTTCTCATGCTCTACAAATTTAATTTCAAATAACCTATCTCCTAATGGGAAATAAATTAAATCACCCTCTTTAGGTCTAGTTGCTAATTCTATGTTTGGTATATTCTTAATAAGTGGCGTAATATAATTCTCAAACCTATCTCTTGATATAATAAGAGTTAGATCATCAAGTGCCTGAACACCAAACTTTGATAGAAGAGAACCTTGTCCTTCATAACCATCAAAGGTATCTACATATGCCTCTAGTGGAATTGCTTCCTCAAATTTAGATTCAATAACTTCCTGTATTACAGTAGTCTTAGTGATATATCTTCTAGGTATGTAATAAACATCCACCCCATACATCTTAATCTGTTCATTGATTAAGCTTTGGACTAGATTCTGCTCTGTAGAAGACCCTTGCAGGAAATAAGGATTTAATGCCATTAGCCTATCATATCAAGAGGAGGAAGTTCGTAAGTATTAGACATATTCTCTCTTATCTTTTCTAAATCCTTTTCTGCATCTTCATAAATTTCTCTTCCATTTAACTCTATTCCACCAGGTAATTTAACACCTTGGAATTTAATTAAATTTTGTCCCCATTGCTTTTTAAGTAATGCGGTAGCATAAGGTTTTAAAAATGAATCATTCCATACTCTAGGATAATCTGATGGATCTAACATTCTAAAACAATCAATAATAAGCCAATCACCAGCAGTTACACTTGCCCAATCAATATCCAAATACATTCTATCTTGTCTCTTATTAAATCTTATTTGTTTTTGAGTAGTCAATAAGAAATTAATATCTTCCAAATATGTCTTCACCATAGCATAAGAAAGAAGTTCTGTAGTACCCCAATAATAAATGTCATTCAAAAATAACTGATACTTAACACTAAACATATTATTAGTGATTGTATTACTTCCATCAAAATGAAATATTTTAGTTACTCCTATAATTTCTGGAGGAATCTGAAGATAATTACTATTTTCCTCATAATCAAAATCTATTGATTCTCCTCTAATTGAAGCAGTAGCAGTGATAGTTGTAATACCTACTCCACCATCCTTTGCTCTTCCTCTATCAATATCTGATTGAGTAATTTGATACTTCATATAGGTCTGATAGACCCCATCAAAATGTCTTTCTTGGAAAAACTGAACTGCATCATCTATTATATCTTCTACTTGCTCATCAGCAACGTTTATCTCTAAAACAGGCGCGCCAAGTTTCCTCTTACAGTAATCTATAAGTTCTCCTCGAGTGCTTGGTTGCGCCATCTATCTACTTTACTATTATAAGTTTATTTATGGTGCTGATGATATACCACCAATCACCATTACATCTCCTGATACTATCCTATAAACTGAGGAACCAGAACCAATTAAAACATCATATACATATCTACCTTCTGATAGAGTTCTAGTAGCAGTAGAACCTAATGATAACCTAAACTCTCCACCTTTAGCACTAGTAAAACCAACTTCAAAGGTTTTTATTGCATGTTGTGATGATCCAATTGCTACACTCTTAGCAAGTTGAGCAGAACCAGTATATCCAGTAAAATCAAAAGCAGTTCCTGAAGTACCAACTACAGTATAATTAGCATCCAAATCTGCACCAGTATTGATGGTAAGATTTACACCATATGCAACACCAGAAGTAGGATCAAAAGTAAGAGTGTTTTTAGCCATTAGATAATGCTCTTAGTAAAGTTTTGATTTCATTAATATCATCTTTTAAAGATTTCAAATCATTCTCCATATTATCTATTCTTTCAGATCTTTGCTTTCTTTTAGAACGAAGAGAAAGATAGTTGTTATATTCACTTAAATCTGTATTCACAATAGCATTGCTATTGTTCTCACGAACAAGATTGTTATGCCCTTCAACTTTCATATTATGCTAATGCAATAACTCTAAGGTTTTTAACTCTAGGAGGTTGTGCCTGATTAGTACCAGTTCCTACCAACTTAATACTAAAGTATCTGAAGGTTGGTAGATCATCAATAGTAAATTCATAATCTTTCCATATTACTTGATCTGGTGTATATGCTATTACATCAGTCTTAGGAAGAGCTTTATCAGGTAGTCCATCATTCTTAGCAGGATCAATAACTTGTCCAGATGAAAGTAAGTTATTATAACCAGGGAAAGGTTGATAAACTAATTCATCATTAGGTCCTTCAGAGATAGCATAGAATGCTCTAATATCACTAGTCAAATTAATATGTCCTTCCATGTGAATCTTAATTCCAGTTGCTCCAGATTCTAAAGTAACTGGTTTAGATGCATAGACGAATGCATTAGGATCATCCTTTAGACTGTTAACTCTATTATCTGTAATATAATTGCTAATAGGATTGTTAACTCTATTTGAAGTAAAGATGAATGCAATTCTATCCAAATCAACTATAGGTGAAAGTAGAGGATCTCCACCCTCAAGAGATAGATTTAAAGTAAAGGATTTATTATCAGGAAGAGTTGTTAATGATGTTGTCTCATTTATTCTAGAAGCAATTATTCTAGGACTACTCATAAAGTTATCAGTAGTAAGACTAATATCTTCAAATCCTTGATCTTGGAATGGAGTCTCTGATCCATCCACACTAGATCCAGTAACTGTTCTGACTTGAGCAGTTAAATTAGTTCCAGGTGGAGTCATATTTTGAACTATAGGAGTTATAATTTCAAATGGTATATTCTCAGTAGATAGAACATCAGATCCACCAGTTGATTTAGTTTCATTGAAGTGAAGAATTGGAAGACTTGTACCAACTGATCTATCCACTCCATTAGCAGATGTATCAATCTTAATATTATAATGATCAAGACCAATAGGATCAGATACTGTAGCATCTGCAAGATTATGATCTTTATTAATTCTTCTCAATGATATTCCATTCAACTCATACTTATGAACTAAATCTCCATTATCATGAGATAAGGTCTGAGTAGAATCAACTCCTCTAGTAACTCCAGTTAATATATTTGCATTTACTCCACTATAAGAAAGAATTTCTTTACCCACTTTAACATATCCTAAGTTAGTAGAACCAACACCTACATTTTCAAACTCAGCAAAGTTTGATCCATCATTTACAATGATAGAACCTGTAGATGAAGAATCATAATCTGCAGATAAGGTAGTTGCTGGTACATCAGACTCAACATCGTTCAGTGTTACTACATTCTGAGTAGAATACATTCCATGATTCTTCTGATTTACCTTAATATGTAAACCATCTGTAACTGTGACTGGAGATCCTGATAAGAATACATTTCCACCAGCAGTATGATTGAGAGTAACTATTCCAGCACTAGTAACATATTGCATTGTTTTGCCCACACCAGTAGCAAACTCTCCCTGAACTTGATCAAGTACAAATTCATTAGTTCCAGTTAAAGTAGCAATAGAGAATTGAATATCTCTTCCCAAAGAAGTTAATCCTACAGTAGCAACACCAACTACATCACCTATCTCATAACCACTACCACCATTAGTAACAGTTGCTGCAACAGCTACTCCATTAGTAATAGTAAGATGCATTGTTCCATTTCTACCACTTCCAGTCTGAGTAACCATAGGAACATGGTGATATGTTTCACTACCAGAAGAAGGTGTATAACCAACGCCAGCATTTGTAATTGTTAAATTACCAGTTGCTGTTCCTGCATATCCAACATATCTACCTGTAGCATTACTACCTTCTTGTTGAACAATATTACCTAAGGTTATTCCTGTATCAGAAATAGTAGTATTAAATCCTACTCTAATTTTATTAGATGAGATTCTAAATGAATCTTTAAGTAGTGGTGGGATATCATCAGAATAATTTAATAAAGGTGGATTAGTGAAATTAATATTTCCCTGTCTTGTACTAAATTGTGCTCTATAAAGAGTAAATTTCAAATCTTCATATTGACTTGCATTCCAGGTTTCTCCATTTTGTGATTTAAATAAAGATCCTAAAGTAGGTTGAGAACTAATAACTATCTGATCAGCTTCTGGTTTATCTACTGTTTGAATATCAGTTTCTCCCATTCTAGAAATCCAAGCAGTATAATCATTACTGATAGAAAGAAGAACTAATGCATAAGTTTGTCCACCAGGAAGATAAACTGGAGATGGGAAAGTGACTGTGGTAGGAATACTTGCATCCTCAGAAACAGTAATATCCTCAGGATCAATTACAATTTCACCAAAAGGAATAATTTCAGTAGTAGGAAGTCCTAATTTAACTGTTCTTAATTGAACCACTAAAGGTAAGAATTCATCCTTAGATGCAATATAGATATCTGCCTTTGTAATATAAACACCAGTAGGTCCTTCTACTCTAAATGATTGCCCAAGTGGATCTTCTCCAGCAGGACATTCTACACCAACGCCACTAGTACCACCAGCAGCTGCCATATTCTCTTGTTCATACGTTATAGTATGATGAACATATTCAGATCCAGCTTGAGCATTTTGTACTACATATACCACAGCATCATCTTGATTACCAGCAGCTCTATCTTTTCCTTCAGTAGTTGCTGCAAAAAATGGCTCTAAATATGCAATAGCGTCGTCGAGGCTGTCTGGATCAGATAAATCTATATTAGTTTCATTTTTTATTTGTTCTGTCCAATATACACCACCACCAGGATCTTTATCTCTACCTAAAAGTGATTGATATACACCATTCATCACATCAGTGGTTTCAACAGTTTCTGATACTATTTCACCAGTTTGATCATTAGTAACTGTTGTAGTAGTTGTTCCTCCTTCCATCAAACCACCTAATATAGTGGTGCTGGTTGAAGTTGTAGTATAGGTTGGAGTTGAACCACCATTGCCACCGCCACCGCGACTTATAGACTTAGTTTCTGTTCTTGTTAAAATATCAGTATGAATATTTTTCACACTAATAACAGTAGACTGAACAGTATCTAAAGATCCTGTTGATTCAAATACCTGTGTAGCATCTGTAGTAACATTTCCAGGTATCTGACTGTTTACTTTGTTACTTGTAAGTCTAAAAATCTTCTTACCAGTATCAAATTTAGGAGATGTAGTTTCATTAGGATCAGGAATAAAGAAAGATCCAATTACACTACCAACATTATCACTTCTAAGTCTTAGATTAGATACCTTTGCTTGAGCATTAGAAGTTTGACCTGCTAATTTAAGATCCTTTTCTACATATCCATAATAAGTATTATCTGATTTATCAGCCAAACTAGTCATATCTATATTAAGAATGCTAGATGTAGAAGAATATGATTCTGGAAGAACTACTACTTCTCCTGAAGGAGAAGAATCTGTAGAAGCAGCATCTGATTGAAGTGGAACAATACTATCAACTAAGATTGCTAATCCTTTATATAAAGGAGTAAATTGATAGTAGGGATTATTCTTGTAAGTTGTGGTAGGAGCATCAAAAGGTCCACGTTTATGATTAGCCTGTGCTACTTTAAACCTAATAAATTCTTTTCCATTACTATCTGTTCCTATAACAGTTTCACCTACTGCAAATGTTCCAGTAGTCATTGTAATTTCTAAAAGTTTAGGAATAATATATTTGTTTATATCTTGACCATCAAAGAAAGCATAAATTGAAGTTTGTGGTTTTAATCTTTGAGTATCAAACTTAATATTTCTAGATCTCATATGAGAAGCTAGTTGAGTGTTGACTACCTTAGGACCTTCATTTATAGTACTAAATGTCTCTTTAACTAATTTCTTAGTTGCTATTCTAGTAGCAGTTCCTGTATTTCCTGACCAATTCTCATTCCAACCACCCCAAGTTACTGGACCATATCCAGTCCTTGAATCAAATTCAGAGGCACTTAACTGCTCTTTATCTTCAGTATAAGTAGTAAGATCTTCATTCTTAGCAGTAAGTACAACTTCATCTACCCATACATCAGATGATGGGAGGAAATCTATAGTTCCACTATAGTAATTTACAAGATAAGGAGTAACATTCTCAACTCTTGTAGCAAAAGGTTGATTAACATATTCTACATTATCATAATCTAAAGTTAATACCCTACCAGTTTGAGTGACTCCATTAGCACTATTCAAGTCTAATTTAAGATCAAGTTCTGTAGTATAAGGAGATGGACGTAATTCTCCATTCTTATAATCAATGGAATTCTTTACTATTGTCTTCTTAAGTTGATGCTCTGTGTCTGAGAAATCATCCACAAAGAATCCAGATTTAAATCTATTCAATCCATCTACATCCGTAATCTGCATATTCAAAGTTTTATCTTCTAATAAAGATAATGAAGTATAAAACTCTAAATTTTCAATTCTATTTTCTAACCTACCAATATCACTCATTTGATATCTCTTATAGGTAGCAAGAGATATGCTGACATCATTTATATCATAAAGATAAGCTGGTAATTTAACAGAAGCAATCTCCAATGCCCCATCAATTACATTTGGCCATTCTGGATTTTCTGAAGGAGTTCCTATAACTAATTCAAATAACCCATCTTTACTTAAATAAATTTTATCATATCTTGGTAAATAATAAGAATATCCCAATAAACTAGATTCATCAGAAGCTAAGATATTCTTAGCTGAATTTCCATCAGCAGTAAAACTTCTACCTAAGAATTCAAAAGGAGAACGTGAAGTACCTGAAAAATCAGAAACTCTAGGTCTTATATCAATAATATCACTCACTCTGTCATCATTAATTTTGGGTAAGTTCTTATAATCAAAATTATCATAAGAACTAGCTGTGGTCACATCTCCACCATCTGATGATGTGAAATAGGCAGATTCAAAGACAATATTTAATTGCTTAGAAGGAGCATCATACTCAGGTTTTCTTACTAGTCTGGAATAATCATAGATGGTATCTCTTTGTCCATTGTCTAATGTAAATTCTTCAGTAATATTATTAGATCCTAATGCAAGAGCAGCTACAGTAGCAGTAATTCCTGATTCTAAGAATGTAAGAGTTTCTCCTGTTTTAAGAGTAGCATCATTTAATTTAATATAATTGATAACAGCATCAGTATCTTTACTAACGTAAATTCCAGTAAATTTACTTGTGCTTGCAACAAATTTTTCACCAATTAATAGATCTCCTGTCTTGGCTGTAGAACTATTAATAGATGATAATGTGGCCTTAGGGAAAACTGGAACACTTGAATCACTAGATTCAAATACACCATGTAATTTTATAACATCAGGTGCATTTAAAGAAATCTCTTCATCTTGAACTCTGGTTCCAAAAACTTCATTAAATGTTAAACCATCATTTAATGTGGTAGTTCCAATACCAGATGTTGAATTTGCTGATCCTACTACTGTTAAAGTATTAATTTTCTTTATTTCTTTAATTTTCTCCTTAACATTAATTTTTCTCAAAGTAGCAATCAACTTAGCAGAACTATTGCTACCCAAACCATTGATTGTAATTTCAGTAGATCCTGTATTAAAATTAATCTTATCTGCTGAGAGTGATTCTGTTCCTCCAAAATCATCTACACCATTTCCAGTTCTAATTAAAACATATCTTTCTTCGTCAAAAGGTAAAAATGTCTCATCAACACTTCCACTACTTACAGCTCCAGTTGAATTATTAGTAATAGATACATCAAATTCCTTTCTAATAACAATTGATGATCCTGTTAGATCTACATTAGATATATTCTTATTAGGAAGAGCAGTATATAAGTTATTATCAGTAGAAGATTGGAATTGAGATGTAAGTATCTTAAAGTTAGAGGGGTTAATTGCTCCAGAATTACTATCACCAGCAATTATAGTAGGCAAACCACCTTCACAGATACCAGCAACAGTAGTAACTCCTGCTAGAGTTAATGATCTTTGAGAAACTCCTGTAATTCTAGCATAAGAAACAGTATTAACTCCACTAATACTAGTATTAGTATATTCTACAATATTTCCAACAGTGGCAATACCACTAAAGAATTTGTTAGGGTCAGTACTTGTAACTGTAGCAATTCCTGCAGATGATCCTGAAGTGGTAGCAGAACTAACATTAACTTGTCCTATAGTAACTATAGGAGTTTGTTTCACATCAGCACTAAATGTATTTGCTGTACTGACTGTTCCCCGTATAGATTTAATGTCACTAGTGCTATATGCAGTTGATCCTACTGAGATATTTCCACTCTCTACTCCATTAAAAATAAATTGCTCACCTGTAATAAATTCACCTTTAGTGTTATATGCAGTCAGAGCAGTTCCAGCGTTTATTTCATATCTTAAATATCCTGTAGCACCACTAGATTTTCCCTTAATGTGAGTAGGAACAGGTAAGGTAGCAGCAGTATTTAAAGTTATATTAGTATAAGTTTGAATATCATATAAAGAAATATCCCATTCATTTATATTTGAATTAGAAGCATCATAGGAACCAGATTCTAAAGCAAAATCATAGACTCTAGCTAAACCAATTTCTTGTCCTGCAGCAGTAGTAGCAGCAGCACCTACTCTCTGATCTCTTAAACTTACAGTATAATCAGTACCTATTCCTATTTGAGGAGCACCAGTTACTCTATTTAAAGTAAATGTAGGACCAGTAACATAATTTATACTTTGATTTTCTAAAGTTTTTGTAGTTCTGGGTTTTTCAAAATCTAAAAATGAAGGAACTATAGTTTCTACTTCAAAACCTTTAATATATGCTTTTCCTGGAGAAATTTTATAAGTTCCTAAATTTTCACTAGGAACATTATTGTTATAAGTAGATTGATCTGCTGAAAAAAGACCATTATTTCCTTCATAATCATTTAAAGTATTTCTAGGAGTAATAGAATATGGTTTAACATAATAGTTACCAGACTCATCATAAGTCCTTCTAGCAAATTCTTCAGCCAATTCATTATATTGTGGATTGTTATTAGTAACAGATGCAATTTTACCTGCTCTAATTTCCATCATTTCTATAAAATTAGAAATTTTATTTTCTGTGATTGGAATAGATACTAATTTTGCTGATATATCTAATCTATCAGCCCCTGGAGCTGTATAATTGCTATATCCAGCAGCATTATCATTTAAACTGCTATCTAAATCTGGACCAATAATTGTTTCAGATATTTCTAATCCAATTTTACAATTGATAATATGTGTATAAGGGTTAATAGAAATAGTTTGTTCAGGTACTTCTATAAAGTATCCTCTTATAAAATAAATTCCATTAGATAGTTGAGCACCACATCCGCTGAATACAGCATCTGTAGGGGTGGTTTGAGCAACTGCTTCTCCTGGTTGAAATACTTTATCATCACTTATAGTTAATATATTATTATCTAATAGTAAACTTTCTCCAGCAACAAAAGATTGATTATCTTCTCCTCCAGTATTTAAATAGGAAATATAAAGAATATAAGAATCACTTCTTGTTACACTAGCTTTAATTTTTGCTTTTACACCTGACTCACTACCAATTACTACTTCTCCTTCTAACTTATAAAGATATGAATCTACATCTAGACCCTCATTAAATTGCTGAATTCTAACTGAAGTATATCCTGGATTCCATCTAACACCACCACCAGTAACTGAACTTCCATCTTTAAAAATATGACTTCCAAATTTTTCAATCTGATCCTGAAGAATAGATTGAATTCCAGTTAATTCTCTAGCTTGTACTGGAAGTCCTGGTTTAAATAATATTTTACAATAATTTTTAGTCGAGTCAGATGGATCAAAATCGTCAAAATAAGGAGCGACGTTTAGATTTGTTTCCTGTGGCATGAGTCTTTAAAATTGCAAAATGACTTTGATATCTTCTCTTTGGTTAGCAGACCTAGTAATAGCAGGTCTGTTATCAACATAAATTATATTTCCAGAGTATTTTTTAACTTCAGGATTAGAAATTCCTTGTGTAAAACTCTGACCAAGGTAATATGTCCTATTATTTATTACAGTACTTATACCAGGACTACCAGTTGTTCCAAAATTAGTATCTATTCCTAAAGTACCCTCATTACTTGCTATATTAACAGATCCTCCTGTAGTAGGAGTAGCAGTAAATGCATGTAATGAATACCCATAAGTAGGGTCAGTCTTTAAAGAACCATCAGTATTAAATCCAACTAAACTCTTATCTTGCCAATACTTTAAGACACCAGTTGTTTGATCATAAGAAACTACTCTCCCTACTGCAGTAGATCCTACTCCAACAGTTTGAGTTACTTGACCATCCAAATCAAAAGTAGCAGTAGTATATCCTGCCCCAATAAGTTTTAAAGCATAAAGAGAACTAGCTTTAGAAAGAGTTAAATTTGAAGTTGAGTCATATGCTTCAGGATTTTCTACAACTCCAATTCTAGCAATTTGGTTTCCTGTAATAAAATCAGGATTTTCTGTATCATTTTCAATTTTAGAATACACTAAAACATTAGTTGCACCTAATTCCCTATAAATGTCTGCTCCATGTCCCCCTTGAGGAGGAATAATTACATTAAATATAGGAGATGTAGTACCTGTAGGAACCCCACCAGAAACTAAATCTACACTTCCATAAGTGTATCCAGAACCCCCCTTTGCTATGTTTATAGATTCTACTTTAGAATCATTGTTAATAACAATAGTTGCTTCTGCTCCAGATCCATCTCCACTTACAGGAACACCAGTATAAGTTCTATTAGCAGTTCCTATACCAGCTCCTCTATTAGTAATAGTAATAATTTTTAATTGTCCACTACTTGAAGCATTATCTCTTACAGCAGCATTTGCTGTGCTTGTTTCCCAATCATCAGGGACAGGCATAAAATTAGTAGAATCAAATTTTGCAATATCTCCTGGTTTAATAGTAAAAAGATATTTCCAAATATATCCATCACCACTATCACCTGCTGCCTTTGGTTCTAAATCAGTAAAAGTGGGTTGATCTAGAGAAGGTCTGCCTGATACGTTCTCTGGATCTGTTCCATTCTGCAAGCAAATATAAACCTTAAAATCTTCATTTACTATAAAATATTTTGCTGCATATAAATTAGTTGCGCCAGATGGTTTTGCTGTATTTGTTCTGCTAATATCACCTCTATACATGTCATAGGTTATACCTGATGTCCATGTATGTTTACTTACTACCCTACGTACATCAGAAGAAGTAATCTTCTTCAATGCAATCATAGTATCCCAATAATCATCTTCTTGATCAAAACTATCTTTAGGTGCTGGTGGATTAGCATCCCAAGTAGATGAATAGTTACTAGGATTAGGTAAACCAACAAAAGAATAATAAGAATTAACTGAAGAAGTTGCAGCAGACACAAAATTCTTCGCATTCAATATTCTAAGTTGATCAGTTATAATTGCAGACATTTTTGCAGATTTTTAGTTATTTATGAATTATAATTTAAGTATCGTAACGGATTAACTCTTTCAATTATAGGAGAAGTTGTAATACCAACTAACCCATTACTATCACCAGCATAAGATGTAAATTCTCTAGCTGATCCTCTAGGAGCAGTAGTAATTCTTCCCCAACTATATTCACCAAAAAATTCACTATATCCTAATCCAGTTAATCCATTATAATCTTGAACACTGACTGTTACTTGAGCAACATAAGTTTGCCCTATTCCCAATCCTATAGTCTGTGCTATAGAGACATTAGCAACTTCATACACATTATCTAGGAAGGAAGTTCCTATTCCAACCACAGTTCCGTCTTGATATAGAGAAGTTACTGCATTACCTACATTAGAATTAAAGACTGTGAAATAATATCCAGTGGCAATTCCACTTACAGTAATAGCAGTTCCTACTATAGAAGCATCCCTAAATAAGGATTCTTTTGGAAGAAGTAAATCAAAGACAATACCAGTAGATGCTACTCCTACTGAAGTAGTAGAAATACCAGATATAATACCAAAATCACCTGTATATCCAACATCCTCAATAGTTTCAATAGAAGAAACTACTTTAGGTTCTCCAATTAAAACTGCAGGAGCACTTACATTTGTATATGCAAAACCAGTAGTTGTTCCTCCATAAGAAACTGTAATAGCATTTACAGTTCCTACTCCACTTATACTAGCAGTTGCTTGAGCACCTTGAGAAGTAGATAATCCTATGGGAAGACTGATTGATACTGTAGGTGCTATGGTATATCCAACACCAGGATTGGTGATATCAAAGGAAGTTATAGTACCTGCTGCAGAAACTAAAGCAGTGGCAGATGCTCCTACTATACTGTCTTGAGATATAATTCTAATATCAGTTTGTCCAGTGTAATTTTCTTTGGAATTATCAAAGAAAGTTCTTACATTAGAAACAAATATTACAGTAGATCCAACCCCAACAGTTTGAATAATATTAGTATTAGGATAAATCAAAGGTTCATAATGAGGTCTATCCTTAGTTACTGCATTTCCATCTATAAATTTATCTTCAGTTTGTCTAGACCAAGTAGCAGCTCTTTGGAAAGTCTCATTGGTAGTAATACCAGGACCAGCATATAGATTAGTATTAAGACTGTCAGAAGCATTAATGCTTGTAACTGTTCTCTTATTCTCCTCTAATGAAATGTCCTGATCATATAGTTTAATTTCATCTCCTTTCTTAACTGTTTCTAGAATATCAACATTAGTAACGTCTACTGCTCCAGTTCCTTGATAGAAAATTATCTTAGAAGTATCTCCTACTTTAGGAGGTTCTTTAAAGGTAATAAAACTACCACCTTTAAATTCATATCCATCTCCAGGAACCTGAAGAATATCATTAATGAATACTAAGAGTGCAACCTCAACATCTATGTTTGATCCTGGTTTGGATTGAATAGTTTGTTGAGCACCATTTAAATTTAAAGCAAATGAAATTGTCTTACCATCAAATAAGGAATCTAAAGGATCTAGAACTTGGAAATCTCCAACAGTCCAACCAGCAAAACTATCACTAATAACTTCTTGAACTGTTAACTGGAATTCCTCAAATGTTGAAGCACCTGCAGTTGGGATACCTACTGTTCCACCAACTCCAATTGTTAATACAGCACCATCACCATAACCATATCCTTCATTGGTAACTTCAAAATCTATTACACTACCACCTAAACCAACTACTATATTAGCACGTCCTTCAGATCCAACTCCACTAGAAGATGAAGTATAGAATAAAGGCATATTATCATAAGATAATGGAGCATCCACAACCACTAAAGGTGGATTAGTAGATGTATATCCTGTGCCAGGATTTGTAATAGCAACACTTACAATATTACCATTGCTTATAGCAGCAGTACCAATAAATTCAATATTAGGGGTTCCAGTGCTTAATGTCTGAACTCCTACATTTACCACAGTTTGAATACCAGTTCTATATCCAGATCCACTATTACCAATACTAATAGAACTAATAGTTCCTAATCCAGAAACAATAGCAGTACCACCAGCAGCAACTAAAGGTTGATAACCAACACCTTCTGTAGATCCAACAGATACAATAACACCACCTAAAGGTACATTAGAACTATTAGGATCTGAAGTAACTGATGCTATAGATCCAGTGAATTGAATACTACTAATACCTACACCACCTTCTATTAAAGTATAATCACCAGGAACAGCAACACTACCAGTATATCTTTGTGGTCCTTGAGTTATCTGATTAACTAGAACTATAGCATTACTAGTAGAGAATCCTGCTATATCACTTCCACCAGACTTCAAAGTAAACTCAGTTGTTAATCCAGTAAAGTTGCCAGAGATATCATCAAAAATATAGTTTTTAGAGTATGGTTCACTAGCACTATTAGTGATACCAGATCTCATGAATGATCTTCCATTAAAGGTAGAATGAGTAGCAACACCAACCCAATCCCTTTCATCTGGTTCATTAGTAGTAGTTGATATTGGTGTTAATCCTACAGGAGCAGTAAAGAAGTTGACAGTGCTGTCTACAATATTATAATTACCTTCTACCTTTGTAATTAAAGTTCCATCATCATAAGCAGAAACTTGAGTTCCCATCCAAGGTCTAGTAACAAGTAAAATATTAGTTGCTCCTAATCCCACAGAATCAACCTTCATAATCTCATCACCAATCTTTAACAAGTCACCACCTGTAATAGAAGTAATACCAGAAAGTCTTATAGTGTCTGAGGTAGATGATAGATCACCACTAATAGTTGTAGTAACTTCAGTAGCAACAATAGGAGATTGAATTACATTATCAATACTCAATATACATCTTGAGTTTTGCTTAGTAGAAGTAAATGAATGAGAAGTACCAACTCCAACAGCAGTAATATCCAAATAAGTTGGAGTGGTCTTTAATGCATTCTCTGCTGAAGTAGCAAGTCTAAGAGTAGAATCATCCACTTTAACAGCATATACAGTAGAGGGCATTAAATTAGTGCTTACTCCAGAAATAGATTGAGTAGCAATTCCTATAGCAGAAGTAGTTCCTGCTCCAGTGTATCTGTAACTTAATT